CCATTCAGCGCCGCCACCAGCGCCCCCTGCAAACTCGTGATCGCGTGCGTCATCCGACAACGCCCGTTTCACTGCACTGGCAGGAGAGATAGGCCCGCCGCCCGTTGATGTCCGCCGCGCTGACGATCTCCAGATTGCGCCCGCGATAGACAATGCGGTCGCCAGGCGCCACGTCGCCGCGAAACCGCAGCACCACCGAGTGCGAGACATTTGCCGCCCGCGCATCGCTCGAAACCGCCATGCGCCCGGCAAGCGAGCGCACCCGTGCCCACGCCTTCTGCATCGGCACATAGATGGTCGCGTGCCCGCCTTCGGGCTGCGGCACCACGGTCTTGCGCGCCAACTGCACGCGTTCGGTCAGCGTACCCACCGCAGGAATCTTCCCGCTCATAGCGCCACCCTCCGGTGCGGCGCGACCAGCTGGTCGAACCCGCTCGGCACCACCGCACCCGACCCGGCGATCACCACCGCATCGCGGTGCTCATGCCAATGCGCAACGAGCGTCAGCAGTGCCTGGCGAATATCCATCGGCACGTCGCCCGCCGTCTCGCCGAACCCGGCGACATAGTCGATCTCGATGCCCTGGCGCTCACGCAGCGCCGGCATGCCCGCCACATCGGCCGGCAACAGCAGCCGCTCCGGCTCGCTCAGGAACTGGGCCAGCGGCACGTCATGGGGCACACCGTCGGCATCATAGGCCGTCACCGCCGCAAGGCTGCGAAACGGCCGCACCGGCAGCCTGACCGTCCGGTCCTCCGGCCAGCGATCGCATATGACCCGCCAGGTCTGCGCCATCAGCGCCTTGCCGGTCACGCCCTCCACATGCAGCCGCGCCGCCGTGATCAACGTCGCTATCAGCCCGTCCTCGGCCTCATCGTCGATCTTGAGAAAGGCCTTCGCCTCGGCAAGCGAAACCGGCTCCAGCGCGGGTCCCGCGAGAAGGTAGGAAGTCATGGCAATGTCCTTGAAAGCCCCCAGGATAACGTTTGCCCCGGCCAGTGGGAGGGAACCAGCCGGGGCTGCGGATTTGGCGGGTCGCACCTCCGTCAAAACCGCATTGGAAAAATCGTTGGAGATCGCCCCCAACGATCCAGTTTCGCTTTGGCTCCGTGAGAACAACCGGTGCGAACTTGCGCTGCAGAGGTCTGCAGAGCGGACCGTTCTCACCCCCTCCCCAACCCTCCCCGCAAGGGGGAGGGTGTCAGATCGAGGCTGTGGCACCATCTCCAACCCACCAGCCTGGCACCTCCCCCTTGCGGGGGAAGTTGGGAGGGGGGGTACGCCGCCCCAGCCACCTACCCTCAGCTGTCCGCGAACTTCAGCAGCTTGATCGCGTCATAATCCGCAATCCCGCCACCCACGCGCTTGGTCGTATAGAACAGCACATAGGGCTTGGCCGAGAACGGATCACGCAGCACGCTCACCCCGCGCCGGTCGACGATCAGATACCCCCGGCGGAAGTCGCCGAACGCCACCGAGAAACTGTCGGCCGCAACATCGGGCATGTCCTCGGCTTCGACCAGCGGGAAGCCCATGAAGGTCGCGCGCCCGTCGGCGTTTGCCGCCGGCTGCCAGAGATAATTGCCGTCCGCATCCTTGAGCTTGCGCAGCGAGGCTTGCGTCTTGCGGTTCATCACCCAGCTCGCATTCTGGCGATAGCCGGCCTTCAGCGCATAGACGAGGTCGATCAGCACATCCGAGCCATTGCCCGCCGGCAACGCCCCGGCCGCACCCGTCGCCACATAGCCCAGCTGCCCCCAGCTCCAGTTCTCCTCGGCAACAGGTGCACCGGCAAGGAAGCCGGCCGGCTTGTTCACCCCGTCACCGGTCACGAACGCCGCCGTTTCCTGCGCGGCAAACGCAGCGTTGACCTCGTCGGCGATCCATTGCCCGACATCGACCGCCGCATCCTCCAGGAACGCCGAGGTCGCCGCAGGCATGGCGTAGAGCTCCATCGTCGGATAGCTCAGCTCCGCCAGCGTCTGGCTCGCCGTCTGCGGGCGCGCCGCGGTCTCGCCGACCCAGCCCGTCGCCGGCCCGCTCACCGATATCGGGCGCTTGTAGACCGCGCCCGAAACCTGCCGCACACCCGCAATGGCGCGGATCGGCGAGATCCCGGTCAGGAGCCGCGTGATTTCGCTTTCGGTCTCATCCGGCACCACATAGCCGCCCTCCGCTGCAACGCCGATCGAAAGCGCCTTCTCCTCGCCGCTCTTCACATAGGCCGAGAACGCGTCCTTGTAGTCGTCCGGCTGCCCTGCCCCGCCGCCACCGAGCACCGGGCGCGCCCGCTCCAGCGCCGCGCGTTCGAGCTGCGATTTCTGCCCATCGAGAAACGTGTTCAGCCGGTCGAGCTTGTCTTCGAGCAGCCCGTCGGCGCTGCCGCGCTTTTCGAGCTCGGTCAGGCGCTGGTCATTGGTCGCCTTGAACTCCTCGAAGGCGGCGGTGAACTGGCCGAACATGCCCGCGACGTCGCCGCCGCCCGCCTTGGTCTCGAAGCGGTCGTTGAAATCTTCCATAATGTCCTCTTTCAGGTTCGGATTGCCGATATCGCCGCCCCGATGGCGGCGGCCGCCGATGTCTGCGCCGCGGCGATGCGCGCGCTTTCGAGCATCGGGAAAGTCACGATCGAGATCTCCCAGAGATCGATCTCATGCAGCCGGCGAACCGCCCTGCGCCCGCCGCGCGAGGCCTTCACCGTGCGAAAGCCGATGGAGAGCCCGTCGAGCGCCTGGCGCGCGATCAGGGCCTTGAGCGCATCGGCACGCGGCACGCCCGGCACCAGCCGCCCCTCGACCCAGAGCCCGAAGCCGTCCTCGCGCACCACGTCCCAGCGCCCCACCGGCTCCTTGGGATCGTGCTGAAACAGCATGCGGATGCGCCCCGCCCCGCGCTTCGCCAGGCTCCTTGCGAACGCTCCCGCCATCACCACGTCGACGCCCTCATCGGGCACATTGAACATCGAGGCATAGCCGCAGAACCGCCCCTCGGCGTCTATCGGTATCGCCCCGCTCAACGCTTGCCGCCCGCGGTCGCCGGTCCGGCCTGCCCCGCCTTGGTCCCGGCCAGCGTCCCCGCCAGGTTCCAGGCGAACTGCCGAAAGGTCTGCCGTGCCGTGTCGCTGCTCAGTTTACGCCTCATCTCATTCTCCCTTGCCGAACAACCTGTTGAGCGTTGCGATTTCGTGGACGAAATCATTGAACCGCCGATTGGCCGATGCGAGCTCCTTGAGGCTCCACACCAGCAGCCCACTCGCCCCGCTCGCCCACAGGAACAGCGCCAGATGCGCCAGGTCCCCGCGCTCGAGGACGGATTTGGTGATGTCGTCCATGATGTTTTCCCCGGATATGAAAAAAGCCCCCGAAGGGGCTTTGGAAAGGTGGCGCTACGCAAGCGCCGGTGGTCGATCGGCTAGGCCGTCGCCTACTCCAGTCGGAGTTGCAGCAAACGCTCGGCTACTGCTCGATCCCGCGCCTCAGCCTCGACCATTCCCATCTCCAACGTGGTGATATCGGTAAGATATCGTGCCAACTCGTTCACCGGCGCGCGCTTCTCGATAAGCCCCACAATAGCGGGCAGGTAGGCGTCATACTCGTCCTGTGCAGAAGGCTCGTCCTTGACGCCTATCGGATCCCAGTTTTTCAGGATCGCTTTCCTGACCAGGTCCAATTTTTGCTCGTAGGTCATTCTTCTCGGTCCGCGATCAGCAGGTGCTCGATCGGCAACTCGCCGATCCGACGCAAGGCCTCTCCGCTTGAGGTTCGTACGCCAGGGTTTTCTTCAACAGCTCGCCCGTGCCAATATTTGGCTTCGCGCACGCGGCCTATGGCCTCGTAGCACTCAGCGATGCGTGTTCCGAGATAGCCGGCATCGAGCGAAGAATCTCCGTCCGCCATGGAAAAGTAAACTTCGAGGGCATCCTGCCACCGGCCGAGTTCTTTGAGCCGCTTTGCCGAGTGTTCAAACCGATTGAAATCATGAGTCATGTCGGACTCGGGTAGGGCGAACGCAGGAAGAATGCCTTATCCGGCGCATAGTCAATCATCTTGTTCCGGAACATCGGACGGGTCCGCCTCAACGACGCTAAAGACGATGTCGAATCCGGCAATCCTATCGATCTTTTCCTCGCTCCAGGCTCCGTGCGGAACTTCCGAACGTCTCCAAAAGCCGATCACAACGTGTTTCGGACCAAGCCGGTCGCCAATCAACGGGCGCGCAACCGAAATCCCGGCGAGAACTGGCGGGTTATCGGGGAAGTGCTTGACATAAGCTTCGCGAATGAAGCCGACCTGATCCACTGCAGCTTGAGTCAGGGCAAATTCCGGCGCGTAGTAAACGTTCTGCATCTAGCAACCTAGTTGTCGTTGAGGCGCTGACCGCCGGCAAATATAGTAGCCTGATGGAGCATGTCATACCACCGTATGTGTTGTGTTGCTCCTTGAGACATGATCCATCTTTGGCTGCCAAGGTCATAAACACACATTCGGGTTCTGTCTGGCAGCTTCCATTCTGAAAGCAACGTGCCATGCTCGGGTCGACGACCCACTGCCCACCCTCCGGCGTGCCCTCGGCGCCCTCGGCTGATCCGGCCGGTACTTGCGCACCATATCGTCGAGCGACCGCTGCACCCGCCTCTGCGCCAGGGCGAGCCGCAGATCGGCGATTAGAACCTGCAGCTCGAGCAGCACGGCCGCCATCACGAGCGCCCCACCGCCTCGACGCCGAGCATCTCGCGCTTCTCCGCATCGCTGAGGAAATCGGCCGCCCCGACCCGCGCCCAGAGCGCCGTGCGGTCCTCGGCCAGCGCCTCGACACCGTCGAAATCTGCCGTCAGCCGCGCATCGCCGAACGCCGGCGAGAGCCAGCCCGAGAGATCGTCCGTCACCCGGCGCACCAGCGGTACGATGGTCTGGCGCCAGAGCGCGCGGTTGGCCTCGGCGAGGTTGGAATAGGTGTTGTCGCCTGGGATCCCCAGCAGCATTGGCGGCACACCGAAGGCGAGCGCGATGTCGCGCGCCGCCGCATGCCGGGCCTCGATGAAGTCCATGTCGCGCGGCGAAAGCGCGATGGTTTTCCAGTCGAGCCCGCCTTCGAGCACCATCGGCCGCCCGGCATTGGCCGCGCCCGAAAACCCCTGCTCCAGCTCCTCCTTCAGCCGCTCGAACTGCTCATTGGTGAGGTTCCCCGCCCCCAGCGAGTAGACCAGCGCCCCGGAAGGCCGCGCCGCGTTGTCGAGCAGCGCCTTGTTCCAGGCGCCAGCCGCATTGTGAATATCGAGGCTCGTCTGCGCCGCCTCGAGCGGTGCCATGCCGTAGTGATCGTCGATCGGATCGAACAGCGCCAGATGCAGAACGCCCGGCACTGGCGCTGCCTCCTGCGAAAGCCGCACCGTGCGCCCGCCGGCTGTATAATCATAAGCCGCCGGCCAGCCGTCGCGGCCCGCGACCACCTTCATCCGGTCCGGACGCAGGCAATAAAGCCCGCGCACCTCGCCATCGCTCATCACCGCCTGCAGATAGGCGTTCCCCGCCGTCTGCAGGTAGGCATAAACCGCCTCCAGCATTTCTCCGCCCGATTGGTGCGGGTTCGGCCGCTCCAGCAGGTCCAGCAGCGGATGCTCGTCCACCCGCCTGCCACCATCGCTCACAACCAACGGCACCCGGTTCGCCGCCTCGGCAATCAGGCGCACGCAGCGATAGACGATCGGATTGCGTTTGAACCCCTGATTAACGAGGCTCGCGAACCCCCGCCCGCTCCATGTCGCCTCACGCAATTCGCTGAGGCTGACGACAGTGTGCCCTGCAAAGGACTTGCGTTCGTGCGGCGCGTTGATACGCCCGCCGGTGAGGCGGTTGAGCCAGTTCATATGCATTTCCTTGAATTGACGCTCCGCGC